AACATCCCTGGGCACCAACTCGTCTGAGCGACGCAGAATGATGTCAGCGCCTTGTTCGAGCCCGTTCTCAATGTGAGCGCGGACCATGATGGCGACACCCTCAAGGTCCATGTGGTTTTCCCAGCGCATCCCCATTAGGTCAGGTCGACTTCGATGTGATCCGGCAGCCCGAGCGAGCCCGAGTCGCGGCTTCGTCTCCCCGTCACCTGACAGGCGCGACCGTTGACCGTGACGCGAGACTCATCAACGAACACATCCCAGGAGACGTATGGGACGGTTCCAACCGTGAAAGTCGGCGGCGCGTAAAAGATCGTCTTCTGCTCCAGCTGCTCACCCGCAGACGTGCGCACCAGGACCACACCGTCATCGAGGAAGCCTTTGACGTCCACCGGTGCCGCGTAGGTGTCACCGGTAGGCCCAGCGCCGGTGAACGTCTCCACGGTCGCCGTGTGGACGAAGAGCCGGGACAGTGCGCTCATGGTGTGACCGGCGGCCACGGGTCGGGCAGCATGTCGATGCTGAACGCGCCAGAGCGACCAGCCAACCGACGCAAGGTGCGAACGTCGAACTTGGACAGGTACAAGCCGCCAACACCCATGCTCGTGTTCTGTGTGCCATAGGTGACGTGCGCGGTGCCAAGGCTCAACTGGTGAGCCGAGGTCACGTTGTTGTACGCCCGTCCCGCGACCGGTAGAACGACGACCTCTGCACCGGTAGGCAATGGGCTGACAATCGTCTCGCAGAGCGTCTGCGCCTTAGCCAGGAAGAACTCGGCTCGGGCGAGATTAATCGCCTCGTCGTCCAAGTACACGCCGAGATCGGCCGGTAGTGCAACCGGTGTAGACATCACCGACTCCTCTCGACGTGTACCACTGGGATGGAACTACTTTGCTGCGGCGGTCTTTGCCGCGGCAGGCTTGTCTTCGGCAGCCTTCGGCGCGGCAGCCTTGACCTCGGCAATGCCGTAGTCATCGACATTGCGCAGCGCCTCAGCCTGCTTGGCGTCATCCGTCTCGAAGAGGTACACGACCTCGACGGCCTCGCGGTCGCGCATGAAGTGTGCGCCGATGTCATCGAGCAGGACGCCGTGCGTGGCGGTGAACTTGTACTTGGCCATGCGATCAAATCCTTTGCTGTTGGCTTGATACTGAGGGCGCGACGCGGACGCCACGCCCTCAGTCATGGAGGGTGGATCAGGTCAGGTCGGCGATGATCCCGTGGTAGTTCTCCGGGCCGTACTCGAGGCCGATCTCGCCGTAGACCTGGTACTTCTCGGACGCGCCGACCTTGGCCAGCGGCTCCGCGAACAAGTGCCCCTTGCCGGGGACGTTCAGGAACACGGGAGCGCACACGGACAGGTCGAGGACTGCGAGCTTGTTCGCAGGGAACCAGCGGTTGAGCATGACGCCGAAGGTGCCGAAGTCGGTCACGATCGTCTCGATGGCCACGCCGCCGATGGTGCGAGTGGAGGGCGCGACGTTGAGACCGGCAGAGCTGTAGAGGTTCGACAGTGCGACCTTCTGTGCCGCACCCACCATGAACACAGTGTTGTCGGCATCCAGGAGCGCACCATTGGCGAACATGTTGGACAGCGCCGTGTCCACGATGGACTTCGTCACTGCACGGTTGACTGCACCGTTGGCGAACAGGTTGGTCGTGATCGCGGTCAGGATGCCACGGGTGGTCCGGGGCGTCGCGTTCGTCGCCGGCTTGGCGTACACGCCAGTCAGGAACGACTTCTCGACGTCCACCGCGATCTTGCGCAGCTTCAGGTTGATCTGGTGCTGCAGTTCGTCGGTGACAGGGTTGCTGGCATCGGTGTTGATGCCGTTGTGCAGGCCCGTCGCGGACTGCTTCGTGTAGGAAACCTCAACGGACTCCTGGTGGATCTCCACGACGTTCGAGACGCTGCTGCGCGACACCTCGGAAGCGGTCGGCGCCGGAGCACCCTCCACCTTGGCGTTGTTCGCGGACGTGGTCTCGAGGTCTTCGGTCTGCCACTCGAACTCAACGGACTTCGTGGACTTGCCGGAGCTCAGGCCACCGATCGAGGACAGGAACGGGGTTTCGGACGGGGCGATGCTGAACAGCTCGCCCGTGTAGTTCGGCAGGTTGAAAACGGTTCCCTGCCCAGAGATGGTAGCCACGATGTGGCTCCTTTCATGAAAGTGCGGAGAGGGCGGGGAATCCCACCATCAGTTACTTGACGCCCTTGCGGAGGTCGATGAGTTGGTTCGCTTTGATGGCGCCAGCGCCCTTGTAATCACCCTTGGACTCAAACTCCCGAGCTTGTTCCTCGGTCGAGAGAGTGGTAACGCCACCAGCACTGGAGCCCTGCGCAGGGTTCGGGGCGGGAAGGCGTGAGCCGGGGGTCTTGCTGAGGTGCGGCTTGCGGACCAACAGGTCTGCAAGGTCGGCCCTCACTGCCTCTGTGTCCACGTCACCGTCAGCGGTGGCGTACTTGGACAGGTCGAGGAACGCAGCAGCGTCGGTCGGGTCAGCGAAACCCTCGGATGCCAGCGCCTTGACCTCGGCAGTGACGGCACGGTTGAGCAGTTTGCTCGCACGAGCCTCAGCGGCAGTGGCGGCCTCAGTGGCGCGTTCCTCTGCGGTCTTGGACGCCTCAGCGAGACGGTCGTACTCGGCCACCTTCGGCTTGGAAGCCTCCAGTGCGGTCTCAGCGGCCTGCCGCTTCGCCCGTTCTGCCTTGAAGTCGTTGCGGATAGCGTCAACGACCTTCTGAGAGTGCTCGTCAAGGGTGCTCTCATCGAGTTCCTCAGGAACCACTGCAGTGGGCTCCTGCGGTGCGCCGGGGGCCGGGGCCTCGGGTGCGGGCGTGGCTGTGGTAGGTACGGTCATGGTGTCCTCCAGGGACGGTTGATTTGGTGGAACATCCCCGGACCAGCCGGGAGGCTTGATTACTTGCCGACGAGCAGTTTGCTCAGCCGACCGATCTGTTTCGTGCGCCACGGGGAGTCCTTCATCCCTTGCGCCTGCTTGAGAAGGAACTCGATCTGCGGGCGATCCATGCTCGTCTTGCCGACTAGGTCGCGCGGCTTCTTGGCGCCGGTCGTGCCAGTGATTGGGCGACCCTCGACGGCCTGACGGAACGCGTTGCGAGCATCCGCGCCACTGCGACCCTTGGTTGACGACTCCCAAAGCGCCTGCATCTCGCGCATCGCGGCGCTCGGCTCAAACTTGGTGAACACGGGGGCGACACCGCACTGGCACACCCCGCCCGAACCGTTCGGCTGCGGCATGTGCGCCCTGAAGTTCGCCGACTCCTTCGAGGTGTAAAGCAAGTCCACGCCGCCACGCAACGCCAGCATGATGCAGAACGAGCACGCGCCGGCTCGGGTGATTCGAACCCAACCCTTCGCCTCACGGTCATTGAGCACCGCATCAATCTGCGTCTGCCGGCTCTGGTCAAGGACCAGACCAGTGACCTTGTCGCTGACAGCCTGCAACGCCCTCTCCTGCGCCCCAGGGACCGCCGGACCATACAAGTCCGTCACAGCGACCCGCACCGCAGCCTCAATGACCTCATCGGCCTGCGTGGGCGCGATCCTCAGCGTCGGAACACCCGGCACACCAGCCGTGAGTCGTTCCTGACGGTAGAAGTCCAGTGCAGCGGCGCTCGACGCCTGCCCATACATCGCCACAACAGCCTTCACGGCCTCGATGAAGTCCGGCAGGGTGCCTTTCAGGTCATGCAGGTCCAGGAGCGGCCACGCCTCGCGCAGCAACGCCGGGATCAGGCTTAGCAACGCCATCTGACCCGCCCGGTACGTCTCCGCCTGGTCTGACGGCTGCGTTTGGGTCGTTGACGCCATCGGCTGCACCCTTCGTCTGTGCGGCGTTCGCCATCAACACGTCGACGATGCCTTGCTGGTTCGCCTTCGCCTCCTGCTCCGTCCAGTCCTGCGCCATCTGCGCGCGCTGCACTGCCGTGAAGCCGGCGGCCTTGAGCGTCACATCGGAGCGGGGAGGAATGGAGCCAGCGGCGACGAGCTTGCTGATCGGGTCCGCAGCCTGAGCCAGAGACACGTGATAGACCGAACGCCAGTCAACCTCGATGCGACGGAACTGTTTAGGCAACGCACCGTTGTTCTGGAAGCGCATCGCCATCTGCATCACGCGAACCATCGGCGTGGCGCAGTAGTCCTGCATCAACTCAGCGCGACGGTTCCGCGTCAGGTCCGCGCCATCGTATGAGTCAGCCGAGACCGGGTTGCCCTGCGTGTAGAGACCCAACTCCTGCGGTTGCGCAGCCGTGATGCCGGCAGCCTGCGAGCCGTACATCTCAATCAACTTCGTGAAGGTCGCGGGGTCATACGTGGCCAACTGCTGAACAGTCGGTAGGTTGCCCTCCTCGTCACGCTCCAGGCCGAGGACCTTGTGAATGTACGTGTCCCACATCGAACGCTTCGTGCCGTCCGAGTTCTGGAAGTCAGCCAGAACCGCGCCGAGGATCGCAATGCGCGGAGCCGAGTACAGCTCCCGTGCGACCTCAAGCCCGAGCAAGGTCCGGCAGGCTGCGTCCACTGTGGACATGAGCGCCGGCGTGATCGCAGAGTTTCCGTCACGGTTGTCCGTCTCAGGGTCGTTCGCCATCCGCACGACAGGCACGTAGTCGAAGCCGTGTTCGTCACGGTCCACGACCTGCCATGTCATGTTCTCGTCCTGCGCGATGTGGAAGGTCCGGCCGCGCATCAGGATCACCGAGTGACGCTGGTTGTCAACCATGAAGGACTGGATCGCCGACTTCGCAGCAGTCCCGGTCAGATCCCAGAGCACGCCCATGTTCAGCGGCGACTCAACAGTGATCTTCGGTGACCCACCAGACTCTTCGGGCGACCCGATCAGCCAGTAACCACGGCCCATCATGCGGGCATCCTTGAATGCCAACTTCTGTTCAGCCTGCAGCCCGTTGTCAACCCAGACGTCCTCAAGATCCTGGTTGATGTCAGTCTCACCGGGGAGGCGGAACCCATCACGGGCAAGACGCTCCACATACGGGTCCACAGCGAGGCAAGGCCAGCCCACGAGGGTCCGCAGCAACTGGGCGATCTCGTCCGGCACAGCCATCTTGAGATTGTCGATGATCTGCGCGCCCTTGTAGTACGACTTGGCGAGCTCCATGTTCTTGACGTCATGCTGCGCCCGACGCTGCAACACGACGATCAGTTGCCTCTCTGCGTCAGACAGACCCAGAGACGGCAGTGTGGGGATATTGGACGGGGAGAATGATGGCGCAACCCAATCGGTGAACCCGACCATCCGGCACCCCTTCCATTAGTCGCCTATGAGGATCACCCGGCCTTTGCCGGGCGTGCCCTTCTTGATGCTCAGCAGGTAGATCCTGCGCAGCATCCGGCCGCCGATGAGGCAGACCGCGAGGTCGATCTTGTGGCGCGATTCACGGTTGTCCTTACGGACGCTCACCCCGTGCTTGCCCGGCGCCGCTTTCGCGTTCGTCAAGTGATCCACGAGCCACGACGACGCCATGAACGTCACGACCGCGTTCGTCGGGTCCTTGTGCGCGTCCTCCAGCTCGGTCAGGCACTGCTCGACGCCCTCGACAAACGTCTTCTGGTTGACCTC